CTTTTACGATGTGTGGTGCGTTGCATGGAGTAAGGGTTGGGATAAAGGACGGGAGGCACAGGAAAAATGAAACCAACAGACGAGTACAAAATCTGTAGTTTGGAGGAAGCCGAGGAGTTTGCGAAAAAGCGAGAAAAGGGGAGTGAGCATGGCTATTGCCCAAACTGCAAGGCCGACTTAGATGGTGGGTCTATATGGGAGCATTTTTATAAGTTGACTGGGTCAGAAGAAAAGGCCGACAAAAGCGCAGAGGCGTATGGTGCTACTAAAGAGAAGGGACAATGGGGTCGGGCAGTTGGTATTTACGATAGGGATTTAGACCGGACTGTGGCATGGTTTTGTCCGGATTGTCATCATAAATGGGGAAGAGTATGAACAAAAAGAATTTTCCACCACACATCGTAGATGGTGGGGCTAGTTACCAAAAGAAAGTAGAGGAGGCGCCATACCATCCAGGCTACGAGGATGCAGTTGTAACTCCAGCACCTAAATACACCGGCATGGATCCGGCCAAGATGTTATGGAAATCAAAGCCGTTAAGTGATGAAGAAGTGTGGGCGTTGTCAGAAGAGTTTATTAGAGAAAAACAAAATATTTTATTGTTTGCTAGAGCAATTGAAGAAAGGCATGGAATTAAATGAACTTACAAACAATCCATGAAAGGACTGCCAAGTGGGTTGGGGATACTTGGCATGTGTCTGACACACCTAGTTATTATTGGGAAAATGGGCAGATAAAATCCCCGACATTTAATACACTAACGCTTGCGTTGCAATGGATTACTAAATACGATGAGGAGAGAAAATGAAAATAGAAATTAAGATTACTAAAGAACACGAAGACGGCTCTGCCGATGCAAAGATTTCTTTTGATAAGTTAGGTATGCAAACCTTGATTCAATGGGGTATGGTTGCCATGCTTGAAAATGCAATAGATAAATACGCTACCGAAAAGCAACTAAAAGAAATTAAAAAAACTAAAAAGAAGTCTAAAGAAATTGATCTAGATGGGCGTTGTTAATGAAAACATTAGTCTTGGATTTTGAAACACGATGGGATAGCAAGGAATACACGCTAAGCAAACTAACTACCGAGGAGTATATTAGAAGCCCTAAGTTCAAAGCGTTTGGACTAGGGTGGAAATGGTTTGGCGAAGATAAAAAAGAATGGGTTACGCACGACGACATTCCTGCTTGGGTAAGTTCAATAGATTGGGAGAACACCAATGTCTTAGCCCACAATGCTCAGTTTGATGTGTCGATACTTGCTTGGGTATACGGCGTGCGCCCTAAGTTCATACTAGATAGCCTATCAATGGCTAGGGCTTTGCGTGGTGTAGAAGTAGGTAATAGCCTAGCGACTTTAGCAGAAGCGTTCGGGCTACCGCCCAAAGGACAGGCGGTGCATAGCACCAACGGCTTGGCTGAGATTACTTTTGAGATGGAGAAAGAGTTAGCAGAGTATTGCCTACACGATGTGGTTCTCTGTGAAGAAGTATTTAAACGCTTGATTAAGGGCTACCCCAAAAACGAGTTAAAGCTGATCGACATGACACTTAAGATGTTTATAAATCCGGTGTTGGAATTAGACAAGGAGATATTAGTTGAAGCTATCGAAGTTGAAAAAACCAAGAGGGAGGCTCTTTTGGAGAAAATTAACATTGAGGAGTCGGCGCTTGCTAGCAACACTCAATTTGCTGAAGTTCTTGAACGACTCGGCGTTGTACCGCCAAAGAAAATTAGCAAGACGACTGGGAAAGAAACTTATGCTTTCGCTAAGAATGATGCGTTATTCCAAGCGTTGCTTAACAGCGACAACGAGGATATTGCGCTTATATGTGAGGCTAGACTCAAAGTCAAATCAACGTTGGAACGCACGAGAGCGCAAAGATTTCTCGACATATCAGAACGAGGTACGCTACCTGTCCCGCTTAACTACTACGGCGCCCACACAGGACGTTGGTCTGCGTCAAAAGGCTCGGGGCTTAATTTACAAAACCTCAAAAGGGGATCTTTCTTACGCCAAGCTATTAAAGCGCCGAAAGGCAAAACCCTTGTGGTCTGCGACTTGGCTCAAATCGAGCCGAGAGTGTTGGCATACTTGGCAGACTATAAAAACCTCCTCGAAATCTTTACTTCGGGGCAAGATGCGTATGCGTCTTTTGGTGCGCAGATGTTCAATATCCCGGGGCTTACAAAAACCTCGCATCCTGACCTAAGACAGTCAGCCAAATCAGCACTACTAGGTTGTGGCTATGGCATGGGTTGGGCTAGCTTTTCTGCACAACTACTTACAGGTTTCCTAGGAGCACCACCCACACTCTATACAAAAGACTTTGCTAAACAACTTGGTGTAACTGAGCAGACTGTGGCGGACTTCCTTGCTTGGGAGAAGAATTTAGAACTGCTTGGCAAGATACCGCATACCTGCACTCCCAAAGAACTTTTAATACATGCACTAGCTGCTAAAGAAATCATTAATAAGTATCGTGAAGCAGCTTATCCTGTTGTGGGCTTTTGGAACCTGTGTAATTCGTTGATAAAGCACAGTTTATCTGAGGGTAAACCATATCAACATAAGTGTCTAACATTTGAAAAAGAGCGTATAATTCTCCCTAGTGGGTTAGCTTTACGCTACCCTGATTTAAGATTAGAAAACGCCCAATGGGTTTATGGGTCTGACAGTAAGAAGCTGTATGGCGGTAAGCTAACAGAAAACATTGTTCAGGCTGTGGCTCGTTGTGTAATGACTGATGGCATGCTACGGATACAAGAAAAGTACCCCTGCGTGTTGACAGTCCATGATGAAGTTGTTGCGCTAGTACCCGAAGATGACGCTGAAGAAACTGAAAAGTGGGTTTTGGCGCAGATGGTCATGGATCCGGAGTACATGAAAGGTATACCGCTTGATGCTGAAGCAAGTAGTGCTAAACGATACGGAGATGCTAAGTGACAATTAAATGGTCGCATTCAGGGCTTAAAGACTACGAAGGGTGTGCTAGGCGTTTCCACGAGGTTAAAGTCCTCAAGAACTACCCTTTCCAAGAAACCGAGCATACCCGCTACGGCAAGCAGGTGCATGAAGCGGCTGAACTTTATATTAAAGATGGCACCCCCATACCCCCCGAGTACGAGTACATGCGCCCTGTTGTGGATAGGCTAGCCCAAATCAAGGGTAGAAAATTACCTGAGTACCAGATGGGTGTAAAGATTGATCTGACCCCTTGTGCATTTGATGACCCTGATGTATGGTGTAGGGGTATTGCCGACCTGATTATCATAGATGATGATGGGCTAAAGGCTTGGATAGTTGATTACAAAACAGGCAACGACAAGTACCCTGACCGAGATCAGTTAATCCTCATGTCTTTGATGGTGTTTGCTCACTTCCCCCATATCCGTCAAGTCAATTCATCCTTACTCTTTGTGGTCAAAAACACGATGGTTAAGCATAAAATGACGATTGACGAGAAAGATTTTCATTGGCAGTTATATCGTGAGCGTGTGGCTAAACTTGAAGCAAGCCATGCTAACGGCGTATGGAATCCATCACAGACCCCTCTGTGCGGATGGTGCCAAGTAAAAGCTTGTGAATTTAACCCTAAACATTAGGAACTACTATGACACAGAAAAATGGCAAGCGTGACTTCAAACACGCATACTTATTGCAAAAGAAATCGGGTGAAACCGAGGATCAGCTAGAGCGCCAACGAGCAAGACGCAAGTACGATAAAAAAGGTATCGACCGCAAAGGCAAACACATAGACCATGTTAAACCTTTACGGGCAGGAGGTAAATCTACCACCGGCAACTTACGATTGCGATCACCAAAAGCAAACATGTCAGACAAATAAAAATAATACTGATAACGAAAGGAAAAAATGGTTAATCAATTACTTAAGCAAACGTTTGAAGACTTTGCAAATGTATTTAATGACTCCGCAAGAGATGTAGAAGCTTTTACTGTGCCACTACCTATGGTGGTGGACTTGTGGACTGTGCGTTGGGGCGAAGATTGGGTGTCCGGCGACGAGATAAAAAAAGACCCCTATTGGAACATGCAACTACTGCGCTTGCTTAACAAAGAACTCGTTGAGCATCTGTACCTAATGGATAGACAAGACACAATGTATAGACTAATTACGAGCGATCATGGAAATAATTGAAAACAAAGCCCTAGTATTTAAGACACGCAATCCTGATAAGTACACAGTAATTCCCAAAAGTACTATCGTAGAAAGCTACGGAGATGTTCACAAAGTAGCGGTGCGGTGGGGCTTAGATGAAGTGCGTGTGCTTCGCAATCTAGGTGTGAAAGATGTGCCCTCGCCAATCAGAGCCAAGTATGCGTTTCCAGGAATGCACAAACCTTTTGCGCACCAAATTGACACCGCAGAATTCCTAACGCTAAACCGCAGAGCATTTGTATTTAACGACCCCGGCACAGGTAAAACTTTTAGTGCGTTATGGGCGGTTGATTACTTAATGAACATTAAACAGGTACGCCGTTGTTTAATTCTATGCCCCCTATCCATCATGCACGACGCTTGGATGAACAGCATTGGCAAAAGCATTATTCACCGATCAGCTATCGTAGCCCACCATTCCCAAGCAACCCGCCGTATTGAGATGGTGCAAGGTTCTTATGAGTTCGTAATCGTCAACTATGATGGGTTAAATCTTATTGCTGACGAGGTAGTTGCTAACGGCAAGTTTGACCTAGTAATTGTGGATGAAGCTAACGCATACAAAAACCCAAGCACTAAGCGGTGGAAATCCCTCAATAAGATTCTGCAACCAAATACACAACTATGGATGATGACCGGAACCCCCGCTTCGCAGTCCCCTGTTGATGCCTACGGCTTGGCTAGGCTAGTTAATCCCGCCGGAGTTCCACGTTTTCTAACCGCATGGAGGGATAAAACCATGCAACGTCTAACCCAGTTTAAATGGGTGCCAAAAAAGGGGGCGGCTGAGGCTGTTTTTGACGCATTACAGCCTGCCATTAGGTTTACTAAGGAGGAGTGTACCGACTTGCCTCCAGTCCTCACAGAGACCCGAGAAATACCCTTAACGCCCCAACAACAGAAATACTATCGGTTGCTTAAGGAAAAGATGGTTATGCAAGCGGCTGGTGAGACTATTACGGCGGTCAATGCGGCGGCTGAAGTCAGCAAGCTACTGCAAATATCGGCAGGTGCGGCTTATTCTGATGGGCAGGAAGTAGTTGAGTTTGACTGCGCCCCTCGGCTAAATGTACTACTGGAAGTACTTGAGGAAACTAGCCGTAAAGTTATAGTCTTTGCGCCCTTCCGTCACAGTATAGATACAATCCATACTCATTTACTCAAGAATAATATTGCCTCAGAAGTCATACATGGTGATGTTTCTGTTGGAAAAAGAACCGACATATTCAAGCGTTTCCAAACTTTACCTGATCCGCGTATACTAGTAATTCAACCGCAAGCCGCAAGTCATGGTGTAACATTAACTGCGGCAGATACAGTAATCTTTTATGGACCTGTAATGTCGGTTGAAACGTATTTGCAGTGTATTGCTAGAGCAGACCGGATTGGGCAAACCAGTATAAACGTAACGGTGATACACTTACAGGGTAGTGATATAGAAAAGAAGATGTTTGCGCAACTCGAGAAGCGAGTGCAAGGGCACGATATATTACTAAGCCTGTATAAAGAAGAAGTTAATCAATAAGTAAAAACCCTAGTTAGGGTTGTATAGTCGTCGCTGTTGTTGTAAAGTCTTTGACAAGACGTTGAAAGGAGAAACAGATGTCAGAAGAAAACGAAGTAGTACCGCTAGAAACTTTAGCAAGGGTGTATCGAAAGATATACCTCAAAGCGCAAGAAATACAAAAGCAGTTAGATAAGCTAGAAGAACAGAAAACTGAAATCAAGAACGCTATGAAAGATCAGATGCGTCAACTTGGGATTAATTCTGTTAAGACGGCGGGGGGCAATATTTCCCTATCTACTAAGACAAGATACTACACAGATGACTGGGATTCATTTAAGACTTTTGTTGTTGAGAATGACGCCCTAGATTTGTTTGAGCATCGTATTGCGCAGAAGAACATGGCTTTATTTTTGGAAGAGAATCCCGGAAAGGTTCCGGCGGGGTTATCTTCTTTATCTGAAAACACCGTAACCGTTACAAAACCTACAACTTAAGGAAAAGAAAAATGAGTGAACTCACTACATTTAATCCCACAAAACTGCCAGCCTTTGCTAAAAGTGCAGAGTTATCATCGTTAGCTAAGAGCCTTGCTGGTGGAGTGGGCGCATCAACAAAACGCATCTCAACGAAAGGTGGTGTATTCCGTTTGATCGCCGGCGGTAAAGAAGTAGCCGCTATTGAGGATCGACATCTTGACGTAGTTATTGTTCAAGCCGCACCAAAGATTAGTCGTACATTCTATGCCGGCACTTATGAAGAAGGCGCAACTTCTGCACCTACTTGTTGGTCTGCTGATGGCGATAAACCTGACGCTAGTATTGAAGAGCCACAGTCTGATGCGTGCGCTACTTGCCCACAAAATGCTAAGGGTTCAGGTCAAGGCGATTCTCGTGCATGCCGTTTTAGTCAGCGTTTAGCAGTTGTTTTGGCTAACGATATGGAAGGCGATGTAATGCAATTAACCCTAGCCGCAACTTCTATCTTTGGTAAGGAAGACGGCGACAAGCGCCCATTACAAGCGTATGCACGCTATTTAGCGGCTCAGAATATTAATCCTGAGACTTTGGTAACTCGTTTACGCTTCGATACTAAAGCGGCAGTACCCAAGCTATTCTTCCAACCTGTGCGTTGGTTGACTGACGACGAGTACGAAGTCTGTAATAAGAAAGGGAAAACTCCCGAGGCTAAAAACGCTATCACCATGAGCGTTTCCAAAAGCGACTCTAAGCCTGCACTAGCCGCACCCAAGGCGCAAGCTGAAGAGGAAATTGACGAGCCTGAAAAACGTAAACCCGCAGTTAAACCCAATGCAGTACCGGCTAAAAAAACCGGTAAGCTAGCCGAAGTAATTGGCGAGTGGGAAACTGACGACGAGTAATAGTTTTGGGGAAAGTGGTGCGCCGAGCGCTGGCATGTAAGCTTACCCGCTTATAACCATGAGTACCCCCCTTATTTAACGAGAACATAATGCCTTATTCAGACAAAATAAAATCAACAACCGCTAAAGCGCCAAAGACGCTTGGCAATCAATTAGGGAGATGGGCAGTCCATTTAGACTACCCAGTAATACACATAGCAAATTTTACAGGCGCAACTCGTCAGTCGATTTATAACTGGTTTGGTGGCGCTGAAGTATCACCCGCATACAGAGAACGAGTTAAGCAATTGCTTGACATATTACAAACATGCAATACCGCAGAAGAGGCGATGAGAAAATGCTTGAAAATAAAATAGACACTCAAATGAATCCTAGAATTTTGACTGATCGAGAGTTAGCTGATTTTGCAGAACGTCACTTAAATAACGCAGGAACCATGCCAATAAGTTTTCAGCAAGAAATATTGGCAAGATTGCAACAACGTTTAAAAACTTATTAAAACTTGGAGAGTTAAATGAAGTCGCAGGAATTCCTAGCGACTGTACTACCCTCTTCAGGTTTTTATTGTGCCTGTGAGCTTAGTACAGCAAAAAAAGAACATGTCTTCGTTGACACGATTGAAGACCTGTATAGCAAAGCAATACAATTTAGCAACAACAACCATAATGCTTTCTACGCCCTAGCAACATTTAAGGAAAAAGGCAAGAGGGTGGCAGATAATGCCCTTAAAATCAAGTCCTTATTCTTAGATATTGATTGTGGCGAAGGAAAGGATTATGCTACTAAGAACGAAGCTGCGGCGGCGCTGGATACCTTTTTGTCTAGCACTTCGTTAGACGACCTCGGAACCCCTTACATCCTATCTAGTGGGGGTGGTTTACATGTGTATTGGGCGCTTACAGAAGAAGTTGATATAGAGGTTTGGAAACCTGTTGCAGAGAACCTAAAGCGTCTTTGCAAGCAAGAAGGCTTCAAGATTGACTTTAATGTAACCGGCGACTCTGCGAGGGTTTTGCGGGTTCCCGATACTAACAACTATAAAGAAGAGAAACCACGCCAAGTTAAGATTAAAGTAGTAGGTGGGGTATTTGATCTTGATAAAATCAACGCCATTCTTAAAGACAGGCTAACCACAAGCTACGAAGAAACCGCCCTTTTACTGCCCGGCAAACGCCCTAAAGAAACAGGCACGACCAATGTCAAATTAATAGAAAACTCCTCAACTTTTTTCAGCAAAATTGAAGAAACAAAACAATGCGGACAGCTTGAGCATTACAAAAACAACGCAAGCAAAGATGGCATGGAGCCTCTGTTTTTCAATATAGTTTCATGGGCTAAGCGTTGCGATGACGGACACAAAGCTGCAATGCGTCTTGGTGCTATGCACCCCTATGATGAAGCCCGAATAAATGCTAAGTGGAACAGTACAAAAGGTCCAAGCCCCTGCCTAAAGCTAGATGAAGTGAACCCCGGCATCTGCACAAGTTGCCCGCACTTTGGCAAGATTACAAACCCATTAGTATGGGGCAAAGAATTAAAGACCGACAACACCGAGAAAGAAGTTGTAATTGATCGGCTACAAACTAAAACAGAAGACGCTGAGATTGTAGATGTCCAAGAAGAAAAGCCAACAGTTACCAAACCAATTCCACCCAAGGGCTTTAGTTATGGTGCTAATGGTGGCGTCTACATGGATAAGTTGCTAGAAGACGACGATGGTAAAAAGGCACGCAAACAAGTTATGTTATTGCCATACGATTTGTTTGCCGTAGACATCCTTAATAGAAACGGCGAGCATAGCGTTCACATGGTAGCTTTTCGCCCCGAAGGTGCAGTCGATGTTATCTTCCCCCAAAAGGCGGTGGTTAGTAAAGACGAGACTGTTAAAGCCTTGGCTAGCCAAAACATCATTGCTACATTCGGATCAGGCAACGACAAGAACTTGTTTGAGTATGTGCGTGGTTGCGTAGAGCAGGCTAGCGCCAACAAAAGGGCTATTAAAGTTCCCAATAACTGTGGATGGCAGGACGACAACGCTTTTGTATATAACAGTTGTATATACCAGCCCAACGGCAAAAGAGTGTTTGTTCCCACCCCCGGACTTGAGAACGTCAATCAGCACACCAAACCAGCAGGCAGCATTGAAGAATGGCGGGAAGTTATTAACCTGTTTGTCAGACGAGACATTTGGAATCTACTTACTATAAGTCTGGCAGGTCCTGCATCGTTGCTAATGGAGTTCTCAGGATTTAGCGGTATGACATACCACTTAGGCTCAGATACTTCAGGTGCGGGTAAATCACTTGCCTTATCTATTGCAGAAAGTTTCTTCGGCAAGCCTGAGAAATACAGGGTAGGTCAGGCGACATCAGCAGTTGCCCTGCAACAGCGCCAAGGTATGCTAGGTAGTCTGCCCCTGATAACCGATGAGATTACCGCCAAGAACCGAGGCGACTTTGAGTGGTTGCCTATTTTCTTGCTAGATCAGTCGCAGGGTAAAGGCAAAGAGCGTATGGAAGCCAACGCTAACAAAGAGCGCCTTAACGTATTGAATTGGAAATCTATTGCGCTTTTGTCCTCTAACACACACGTCTTTGACTTCTTGGGTGGTATGCGTAAGCACGCTTCTCAAGCGGAAATGTTGCGTATTTTAGAGGAATGCCCCACAGTTAAATTAGAATGGAGTGAAGAAGAGTCCGCTATCCTTGATAAATTAAAAGAGAATTACGGCATAGCAGGCGATAGATACATACGTTGGTTAGTCCAAAATAGGGAGGTAGCAATTGATGTTTACAAGAAAACGCATACGATGCTTAAGAAAGAACTTGAATCCACCGATGACGAGCGATTTTGGTCTGCGGGTAACGCTTGTATTATTTCTACTGTCATTCTTCTTGGTTCTAAGTATTCCAATGTTATTGATATACCAGTTAAGCCTGTTATTGAAGTCCTGCGTGGAATGGTTCAGAGGGCTAGGGTAATTATATTTGGCGCTCGTCGTTCTGCGGAAGACATCCTAAACGCTTACACACGAGAGAACTATGGCAAGTTTGTTATTGTGAAAGTCATTAACGGCAATCTTGAAGCCATGCTTGGTAGTGGCGGTGTAGTAGATCAGTCGCTAACTAGGTCAGAAGTTGCCGGAAGGGTTGACCACGATATAACCCCCGGCTGGATTGACTACTATATAGAAGAGGCGCAACTTAGATCGCATTGTGTGTCCATGAGTTTTGGTTACTCTAACTTTAAGAAACAAATGGAAGCCTTGAAAGACTATAAGATTGAGTATCTAGAAAAGAAAAACATCTTGTACAAAACTCGGGGTCCAGCTATGCGAGTTAACGTAATGAAAATAAGCCGTCGAGCCGACGTTAAAGATGAGGAAAGTTAAGGTTCATTATCCTTGGGAAACTCTTCCTCCCAAGGGAACTTTTTTTGTACCTAGCCTAAACTTAAAAGAAACCCGAGAAGCAGGACTAAAAGCCGCCGTCTACCACAAGGTTAAAGCCAAAGCGCACTTTGTTATTGTGCAAGGGAAGATTGGCGTTTTGTTTCAGCGATTGTTTTAAGGTATTCTTTTGCAAGTTTTGTTCTGTTGTCTTGCAGTTCTTTAATCTGCTCTTTCTTCTCTCTAGCAAACTGCTCTCTATTTTGCCCCGGCTGCAACACGCTTTCTTTTATCTTACGGATTTCAGCAGACAACGCATCTAACTGCGCCTTCATAGTGCCGGCAGCTTGCCCAAGATTTATTTCTTTTTCGTACTTCTTAGAATAAGCTTCGGCTTCTTTTTCACGTCCAGTTTCTTGCAGTCTTTCAAGAGTTTCAGCTTTTTGTGCATAGCCTTCCAAAGCATCGTAGGCGCTACGAACTATACCGCCACCATCTCGAGGCTGGAATAGAACACCAAATCCCGGAGTATCGGCAAGTGAGCCATCAGGTTTAACAGTGCGGCTATCCAAAAGCATTGGGTTTACTAAAGCTGAAATCGTTGTATACAACCCGCCAAAATAATTCTTAAACAAGTAGTCCAGCTTTACAGGGCTAATGTTTAACATTTCTCCAAGCATCTTAGGACCTTCATTGGTAGTATCGTAATACCTTTGCCCCGGCTCATATTGCTGCAACCTGACGCTTTCAATGTCCCTGCCTGTATAAATAGACTTATTAAATCCATACGCTTCCAAAGGCGCTTTAATTGCGGTTGGAATGCCCAAAGGATTGGTTGCGTTTAGTACAGTCTTAATAGCGTCTAGACCTTCTCTAGCTTTATCATCGCTGTATGCCATGTTTACCAACGCCTCAGGCAAAGCTTTGAATATGTAACCAGCCTCAAACGGTATGGGCATTCTAAAACCTTCTTTGCCTTCAGCCCCAAATCCAGGGATAAACCAGTTCATGTATCTCTGCTCAGGCGTAGCGTTTTGATACGCTTCGTTATCTTGGTTAGCAATTGCGTACAGTATCGACATACCCGCAATCATTGAACCCCGTTTAATTAACTTGTTTTGTAAGTCTAATCGCTTAGCATACGGCATTTTTCCAGCAAACGCTTTGTATAACACGTTATAGCCTTGGACTGCCGAATTAAAGAACGGCACCATTGTGTTAACCCAGTGCATAGATGGAGATGCGCCACGAGTATTAAAGTTCATAGACTCCATCGTAGCAATCTGCGCTTCCATGTCCGTTAAGCCTTGCTTGCGGAAACTTTCGTATAAAACAGAACGTGTAGACGCATCAGCCTGAGAAGCTACTCTATCCATAAAAGCCATAGCGCCAGTCAAATTAGCTGAGCCACCTTTAAGTCTAGTAACGATTTGATTTAGGTCTTCAGCGTATCCTGTATATACTTCCCCACCAGTAATTCCCGACTCTTGCATAAACTTGCTTGTATCGCTTGTGCCCCTAGCCGCTTTTCCAATTTCTTTTAGCGACGACAAAATAGGTACAAAGTTACCGCCTGTGGTTAGGTATGCTGAAATTGGGTCACGCACTAACTGTTTGTAGGCATAGAACGGGTTACGGGTTACGCCTTTGCGCAACCAATTAGCCGGAATGCCTAACAAACGCACAATACCCGGAAGCTGTGTTGGTATACCTTCTAAGCCTTTTACCAATAAATCAGGGCTAATGTCGTTGAATTCTGCATTCTTAGACGTATCAATTACTGCATGGTAGTCTTTACCGTTAGACTTAAAGCGAATTACGTCTGGGGAAGCAGGTCCATTTCCCTTGTGGATTTCGGCAATTCCTAATCCTTTTAACGTATTAGCCACGCTCATTGTTGCGTTATTGCTCAAAGCCATGTCTGTAATCATGGCGGTATTTTCTACCGATGAACGGAAAAAGTCTCGTATTTTTGTTTCGCCGCCAACCAACTCTTTTAAGTATGGTTGTTCTTTTAGCGACCCAATACGAATTGGGCTTTCCATACCTATCATTAATTCAGCGTTACCGTTACGGATGCGGTAGTAAGGCACGTAATTTTTAGCCTTTAATTCTTTTCCTTTTTGCGCACCCAAATATCCGGAATCAATTAAAGTATCAATCAGTCCGTTATTGTATTTCTGATAAATCTCAAATGCCTTAACAAAATGCGGGTCTGCATCACCAGACTTCTTAGCTGCTGCAAGCATCTGCGGTGTAACTTCTTTGCCGTCAATAACGCCGTCCATTACTAACTTATTAAAGCCAACGTCATCAGCACGTTTAGCAATAGCGTAGGCGGTAAAGCCTTCATTCAGCGCTTGGACATTACCTTTTTTAGACTGTAACAATTCCTGTAGTACGTCTTTCATGCCCGGTCCACCGCCAGCACGAATAGTAACTTCGCCGGTTTCAGGGTTTTTGTAGAAGATACGAGGTCCGTTTACAACCGTTTCGCTTGTTATATTGGTCCGTTGTCCATGTGCCAACAGGTTGTACATCATTTGCGAAGCCGGTCCTGTCTCTCCCATACGGCGCCATATTTCTTTTAGCGGGGCTAGGCGGTCAACAAATTGCGTATTAAAAGCAACTAAGTTACCTTTAAGTTTAGAAACAACGCTCTTTTCTCTTCCAACAATTAAGTTAGCAGCATTAGAAAGGGGATCGTTAGGATCTGCAAATTTGGCTTTTCTAAAAGCTTTATCAAGACCTATAGGACCGCTTGGCAAAACAGCGCCTTTACCTCCAATAGCATCCCTAGATTCTTTTAGTAGATACAGCAAGTCAGCATCGCTAACTTTCTCTAATTTAGTAAGCCCGGTGCTACGTAACCAATTACGGAACGCTCCAACCATTTCTTTAATGAAGCGGATAGAACGTTTGATAAAGTTATCTGTTAACCGGTTTTGCTCAACATAAGCAACCATCTCTCGCAAAGCCGTTACCATTTCTCCCTCAGGAGTTAGTCCGCCTCGTGCTTTAGCATCTTTAACAGCCGCAACTACGTCATTGAGAACGCCCATTTCTCTAGCCATGCGGATAATTCCGCCCGGTTTGGCTTCAATACGTTTGGCTAAATCATAAAGCCCTTTTCTGCCAATCAAACGGTCAAAGCCGTAGTGACCAGCAAGTTCGTGGGCTAAAGTCATTTCAAAGTCTAAACGGTTAGCATGGGTATTACCAACAGTTACAACGGTGCCGTCATCTAATACAACGCCTTTTAATGTACGCAGATCTTCAGGGTCAAGTTGATTCCTAATATAGTCTGGTAAACCTTCTACAGAATCAGCGTATACAAAGTTGATTCCTTCTGGCAGTTTAGCTTTTGCTTCTTCGGCTAGTTTGCGAGTCTCGGCAACATTAACTTTGCCTTCTCCCTTTTTACCAAGCCTAAATACGCTATCAAAATCATCACGAGTGAACTTAATTTCAGGTTTATATTCAAGTTCGCCCTCAAATAAAGACTCAAACTGACCTTCTTTTTCTGCTTTTATACCTGCTTCAATTTCTGCTACGCCGGTCTTAAGCGGCTTTTTACGTTGCTTACGGGCAGGTTGATCGCCTAAAATAGCTAATGCACGCGCTGCTTTTGTTTTTTCTTTAAGTTCTTCAATGCGTACGTTTTCTTTTGCTACCTCATCTTTAAGTACTTTAATGACGTCGGTTAAAGTTTCTTTCTTTTCAGCTAAAGAATTAAATTTTTGTTTTAACGGACCAACAAGCGCTTTAGTTTTAAGCGCATTTTCGTTAGCCGTAATTCTAGTTTCAATTGCTTTTATGTAGGCTTTAATATCCGCTTCATACTCAGGCACTTCATCAATTGTTTTGCCAAGGCGCTTACGGATGCCAGCCATTTCGGCGGCACCTTCTCTACTTCTTTCAATTACTTCTTGGCGTTTCTCTTCCGCCGTCTTACCCAAACCAACTTTTTTAGTTACCGCTTTCTGCATTAACGGCTGGCGTTCTCTATCACGAGCTTCTTTTAGTATGCCTAGCTGTCTTTCTAATCTAGCATATTCCGGTGTGCCTTCTTTGGCTTTTTCTAGCTGCGCTTCTTTATTACGAATAAGCTTTCTAACAGCCGCTAAATTTCTAGATTTTGTGCCAATTTCTACAGTACGTTCTGTCGTAACACCGAGATCTTCAGGCGCACCCTTAGCTTCTACTTCTTCTTTAACCACAACAGGTTTTACTTCTTGGCGTACGTATGCTGCCGCTTCGCCTTTTTCTAATGCTTTTTGCCCTGAAACCCGTTTTTCTGCAATTCTTTTTTCTAAGTCTGCCGCAGCTTTAGCTTCTGCTTCATCAAATTTTCCAAGAGTAGCTTGCGAGAAAGCTTGGTCTACTTCGCCTTTTGCTTCGCTTTCTTCTAGTACTTTCTTTAAGCGTTTACGAGTACGCTTTACAAAAGCGTCGCTGTTTTCCCGAGCACGAACAATATCACTAAGCGTAACACTTTCTTCACGCTGCCGTATATCTTCTATAAACGCTTGCTCTTCTTTTAGAGTTTGCTCTAATTCTGTAAGCCGTTTCTCATACGCAGGTATTTCTTTTTCAAATACAAATTTAGCTTTAGCTGACTTGCCTTTTGTATTTTCCTTAAGCCATTTAATACGGTCTTTGTAGAACTTAATTTCTTTTTCAGTGCGCTTATCATTCTCTAATGCTTGCTCTAGTGGCTTAGCAAACAATTCACGCATAGCAATAGCACGGTTTTCTAACTCTTTTTTTGTCTGCGCATAAGACGTTTCTAAATCAGAACTTAGTTTAGCTATTAAAGCTTTTCTATTATCTTGTGCAAGTAGCGCGGCGGTTTGCTCTTCAGTTAAAGGTCTTTTTTCTCCAGTAACTCCAAGTTTTTCAAGAAGTTTGTCTTTCTTAACTTCTAACTGAAGATGCCGTTTAATGTACCTATTTCTTTGTGCTTTAGAATCTTCAACAAATTTCTTAATTCTTGCAGCTGGCAAACGCTCTTTATCTGTCTGTGCTTTATTTAACTGTTTCTCGGCTTCTAAAAAAGCTTTAGTTAAAAATTGTTTTTGCGCAATTTGATACGGGCCACGACCTAAATCATGGGGCGCTTTAACTCCGGCTTTTAAAGCTTTAGCGTTTTCCTCTTGTTTCTGGGTAAAATCTTCTAGTTTTATGCGAGCTGCTTCAAAAGTTTTGGTTGCTTCTGGAACCGTAATATATAGAGCAGGTGCTTTTTCTAAAGGCACAGTTTCTAGTTCAAGCTTAACTTGTTCTAGTTCTTTAACTATTTTTGCGTATTTGTCGTTTTCGACTTTTGCTTTTTCAATAGCCTGTTGCGCTAAATTTTTAGCAAGCTGTAGTTTTTGCTTTTGGATTCCTACAAACTTCATAAAGTTTGCGGGGGTAGCACGCACTATAGCAACAGGTTCTAAATCTCTTTCGCCAAACAATTCCCTCTGTGCTAGATCAACGCCGCCTTCATCAGGTTTAGCGTATTCAGGGTAAAACTGAGCAAGTTCTTTTTCTCTAGGTGTAAGCGCTGCCTGTTCCGTTACTTTATAAGTAGGAACCTTTTTAACTTCGCCTTTTTTACCTACAACTTCATACTCGCCAGTCTTTTCAATTTTGGAAACGCCGGTAACAGGTTCTTCAGTTTCTGCTATTTGTTTCTCTAAAAACCTAATTTTGTTTAAATCTGGGTTTGCTTTGGCTTTTTCAGTGCGAAGCATCTGCACTGGATCACGCTCCATTGCGCTAAAGAATTGTTTTTCTACTTTAAGCGCTGACTCGCCTTTAATGTATTTTTGTTTAATACCGGCAAGCTGTTTTTCTATTTGGCTAATACCCTCTTGCAGCGTATCTTCTTTCTGCATTTTGCTGTATTGCGCAGCTATACGGTTTAATACCAGTCTTTCTTCATCTGGCATTTTTTCACGTAATGCTTTTTGCCCAAGGCTTAAACGCTGCTGTATGTATTCTGGGCGTAACAGTACCGATAAATTTCGGTTTTTAATTACGTTTTCTAAAGAATCTTTTAAGTCGTATGCAAGCTTTAATGCCTCATCAGGAGTCATAGCTTTTTGTTTAGCAGCGGCTCTACGAGCATCTACGTCACGCACCGCAGCTTCAATATAGTCCCCAGCAGCTTGTTCTGCTTTGGCAATAAGACCTTCTTTATTTGTTGCAGCAAATGCAGTTTCCTTTTGCCCTTTGCCTAAATACCTGCTCTTAACAAGGTCTTCAACAGCATCACGTAATTCGTCAATTGCTTTTTGTTGATCCATTAACGCTTTGTCAAGACGTCCTTCAGCTTTGCGAGTTAACTCAGACCATGAACCGCCAAGACTTTCTACGGATGTTTTAGCTTCCGCAAGTCTTTCATTTAGTATATTGACAGTATTTATGTCGTTAGCGGCTTTAGCTTCTTCAATAGCCCGATTGATACGATCAATTCGTAAAGCGTTTAACTCTAAATTTTCTGCTGATTTGGGTTGATTGTTTATGCTGTCTACTAAATCATCCGCAACTTTCTGCGGCATCTGCGTATTAAAAGTTTCTTCTAACTCGGCTCGACGAGCGTCATACGCTAGTTCTTCTTTTGTAGGCTCAAAGGCTAACCCTTGCTGCTTAGGCGCAAACAAATCTTCTTGTTCTTTTGCCGGTAGTTCTTCTAAGCGCTTTTGCGCTTTCTCTAATTTGCCAACAATTTTGTCAAGTTTTTCTTGATCAAAAGCTGGACCTGTGTATTTAGCGGCTTGTTTCTTTAGGGTTGATATTTCTTTTTCAAGAGACGCCCGTTCTTCTTCCGGCAGTTTAGGAAGCGTTTCACGTTGTTTTTGCGCTGCATCAAGAGCGTCAGATATTTGTGTACGAGTTTCAATTAAATCTCGGTAGGCTTTTGTGTCGCCATTTTTAATAGCCTCATCTATTTGAGACTGTATACGGTCTAGCATGTTCTCCATACGGGGTATGGAATTAGCTAACATAGTACGAGTATCTTCTAGTTCTTTAGCTTGCGCTTCTTTTTCAGCTACGGTAAGCGTTGATTTAGCGCCGGGCAATTCAACAAACTTAGATGGCGGTATTTCTTCGCCTAGTTGTAGTTCCCTAGCTTGTTGTAGCCGTTCTGCTTCTGCCGCTTGTTGTTCATCTAATTTAGCTTGCGCTTCAGCAGCTTCTTGCTCTCTGGTAACTTTTAACGCTTCAATGCGTTGTTCTAGCGTTTTATATGCGCCGGGTACTTCTGGGGCGGCTACGCCAACACGTTTAGCGTACTCTGCTTGTTCTTGTTTAAGTGCTTTAATCTGATCAATAACATTGCGCTTATCTTCTTTAGATAAATCTTTTTGCTTTCTTACAGCTTCTAAGTCCGCAATACGTTGCGCAAAATCTGCTTGTACTTGCTGTACTTCTGCTTGACCTTCGGGGCTAGCATAGTAGTCTTTCATTACCCCAGCTTGCTGCTCACGAGCTATTTCTGCACGCTGTGTTTCACCTTGTTTAGCCGCAGTGTCAATTAAATTTTTAGCACGTTTAGTTTCACCTACACGCATGAAGCCTAAGAACGGAGCCAATAACCCCATATCTTTAGCCATCTGCGTATATTCATTTAAAGCTTCTTGGCTGGTTATTTCTTGTCCTGCGGCTCCTCGCCGTAAAGCTTCGGTACCAACCATAGAGCCGGCACCAATAACGCCAGCTTCGCCAGCAGTAATAAGGTAGTTTTTAAGTTTTCCGCCAATCTGAGCAGTAGCTTGTTCAGCCGTAATAGCGCCAGATTTAATTTGTGGCAGGAGAATTTTTGCTTCTTGAGTGGCTGTTTTAAAAGCCGTATTTTTAATAGCGCCGGTAATTAACCCGGGTCCTACGCTATCAATAGCGGTTTGTCCAATAGCAGCAATAAGGGCTGCGTCTGTATCGACTGGCTTACCTAAGTCTTTTGCCCTAGTAATGTTTTCGCCGTAGTGAATAGGCAAGTTAGCTGCCGCAAAACCAATTAAACTGGCTACAGCAGCTTTAGGCGCAATGGCACCGGCAGCAGCACCAGCAGCAATAGGGGCACCATAGCGACCACCAATACTACCAATTAAGCCGCCAACAGGCTCTGTTACATACTCGCTTAATAATGCGCCGGCTCCGGGTATTATGCCCTGCCGTTGTCTTGCGGCTACATCTTCTTTTGTAATTTGCTGAAAACCTTCAGCCGCAGATTTTTCTAGTTCTTTGCCGTATTCAACAAGACTTTCTGCACCGGTAGTTTCACCAATGCCTCGTGCCGCCGAACCTAGTCCAGATTTAAAACCTGATTTAACTGCCGGTATAAAACCGGTCTTTGCCATGCGCTCTTCAAATTCAGGAAAAGCTTCAGGGTATTTTTTACGGGCAAGCTCAAAAGCTTCATCATCGCTTAGACCCTTAGGCACCTCCATATAGGTGCCATCTGGCAACGGCAAATACGGCATAAAAATTCCCTAATTGTTATTTTCTAATCTTATCCTCAGGTACTGTTTGCACCTGTACTGATGGATTTGCTAGTCCTTGTAAATCTGATTCAGTTAACCCTGATGATTCTAAATACCAACGTTTAAGCTCAGGATTCATCATTATACGCTTATACGTTTCTTGTTGGATATACTTCTCACGATTACCCGGTTTATTCAAATCAAAGTTGCCAATCTTGGTCATGTTTTTGATTTGAGCTTCAATTGACTTAGGTATATTTTCAAGCAATCCTGCATACTTAACATTCTGCGTTTCAACACCTCTTTGTTTATAAAGGTCTTGATATAGCTTGTTTCTTTCTTGCGCAGATAATGCCGCAAGTCCTTGAGCTTCTGCGGCGCTTAAAGCTTTACGAGAAGTTAAGTAATCTTGAATACCTGCGGCACCACCTTGACCAATATTAGCCGAAGCATAGGGAGAAGTTCCGCCAGCAATCCGCAATCCAGTACCTAATAAACCAAGCCCTTGTGCTTCTTTTTGCTGTTTAGCTAAGTTGAGGAAGTAGTCGTTTATGCGGTCTTGGGTTGAAACGCCGGGTGGCATTGCAGGCTGACTGGAGGTTTCAAAATTAAATTTTGGTAGTTTGTAGTTAGGATCAAATGCTGCGCTTGAAGGGAATTGATTGCCCTCTTGTGCCATACGGCGGTTTACGTTTGAACTTGAGATCATGCGGTTTATTTCACGATCAGAATCTGCCTGAGAAATTGTTTTTGGTTCCGTTTTTGCGGCAGTTTCACTTACAGCTGATTTACCAAGAGGCTGTTTTCCAAGGCGTATTCTTTCTATATCAGAAGCAGATAAATCTGTTTTAGGGATTCTACCTCTAAGAATGTCTGTTTCTGGAGAAGGTGTACTTAAAAATGAACCAACCTTAGACGGTATCTTTTTAAGAAACTCCATTATTTTTTTGTCAGTTGGACTCCCGCCATAAATTAAAGGCGTTTCTTCTTCCTCTTCAACAGGGGCAGGGACGCTTCCCCTGTCAACAAAATTAATAATGCCGCCTTTGGCTAAGTTTTTAACATAGTTACGAGTCTCTTTTGGTAACTTACTAAAGTCACCGCCACGCTTGAGCCACTTGTCAGTATTGCCCGGACCCCAGTTGTACGCAATTGCAGCTAGTTTAGGATCGCCATACTTTCTTTCTAGTTTAGCCAAGTACCCAACACCGCCAAAAATATTCTGATATGGATCAGTAATATCACTAACACCCATTTCTCTTGCAGTGCCCGGCATTAACTGCATAACACCTGTAGCCCCTTTGGGCGAGACTGCACGAGCAGGGTCTTTATGTCCGCCGGTTTCTTTATTCATTACATGCTCAACCAGCCATGGGGTAGCGCCTTTTTCTTGGGCTGCCTTTAAAGCAATATCTCTATGAGATCCGCCTGCGGTTGAAGCTGGGGTGGCACTTTTTGTTTGTCTGGCTTCTGCCAAAGCTGTTTCATATGACTTAGGCACCATCGCACCAATCTTCTGACGTAACATATTTGCACCGGCAGCAAAGCCACCTAGCCCGCCAGTCTTAATAATCTGACTTAAAAATTTGTCATCGTCATCAGTATCGTCGTCTTCGTCATCATCGGCGAAACTAGGCATGCCGCCAGTATTAAATGCAACCATGCCGCCGCCAGCATAGCTCTGCATTTCATCGTCGGTAGGGTCAAAATGGTCATCCATAGCAATACCACCACCAGCTAGGGTCTGCATATTTTCTGCCGGTAAAGCGGCTACGCCCGATTCTGCCATTTGTGGTGGGGCAGCTTGAGCCAACATTTGGTCTCGTACTGTTGGCGCTTGCATTTGTTGTGCAGCTTCTGCGCCTTGACTAGCGGTCATTAATCTATCACGCTGCTGCTTTGCAGCCATGGCTACAGCCATAGGAATCGAGTTATCTCGACCCTGCATTACCGCTAATAGTCTATCAACAGGATACAGTTGTGGATTAAGCGCATCCTGATACAGTTGTTCCATACTTGGGGCTTTCATGCTCGCTCCTAACCAAATGCTTTATATGCACCAAGACCCGCAAGACCCAAGCCTGTAACTTGAGATAATGAACTGGGAGGTGCTTGATATTGTTGAACTGAAGTTTGCTGAAGTGGCAAACCGCGTAATTGAGCATTCATAAATGCAAGCTGTTGTTGTGGGTATTGTTGCGCTACAGCATAGTTTTGAATAGCTTGATTCATTATATTTTGCTGTTGCTGCTGTTGTTGTGTGCCCAACTGATTCTGTAAACCAATGATGCCTTGCTGCGCACCAAGTTGTTGCCCGCCCAATTGACCTAGTTGACCAGCTGCTTGAACGGCTTGACCGTAACCCTGTAGTCCTGCGGTAGTACCAAATTGCTGTGCTTGTTGCGCAGCTTGGAATGCGTTTTGTGTGCCAGTAGCTTGAATGTTGGCTAACTGTGCTTGTAAGTTTCTGTTTCTTTCTTGTTCAGCCAAAACTTGACGGGCGCCACCATATGTTCCTTGTCTAGCTGCGCCAAGATTTGCGCCTACATTACGCATTTGTGCATCACGTAATGCTTCTGTTTTTTGCACATCTACCACATTTTGTACATACGGCGACATGTATGCTTGCGTAGCCGCTGGGTTTGTAGCCATAGCACGATAGTCCGCACCAGCACCAATAGAACCTAAACCTGCGGCACCGGCTAAACCTGTAGCTTGACCATACTGACCGGGTACTTGCAGATTTTCTGCACCGGTAAAACTTTGTTGCTGCATTGGGCTAAACGAAGCAATATAATCCTCAGGTTTTGTGCTATACGGTACAAAAGGTTTAACACCTGTAATTTGAGTAGTACCATCAGGTCCCGGGGTAGTATTAAACAACTGCTGTTGAGTTGCGCCAAGCATTGTCTCAACATAGGGACGTGCGTATTCAGGAATGCTTGTATTTTGTACAGTCGTTTGAGTAGGTGCGGCAGGAGGAGGGGGAGGCGAACCACCACCGCCACCAAGGATGTATCCGCCGTTAGCTTTTCTGCGTGTAGCAGAGTCGCCTAAAAATTCTCCAGCGGCGTATAACTCACGTCTAGAATAAGTTGTTTTCATATGTTCGTCTCTACAATTCTGTACCGCTCTTCAAACCCATATCGGCTCCACAAACGAGCAATTGACTCCCTTGCCGCACCTTGTATCTTAGTTGCGCCGTACACTTTTAAAATGGCTTTAAATTGTTCAAATGTTTCTTTACTTGAAATCAATTTGCCCCCTATAAATGTTACAAACGCTACTCGTGCATTTGGGTAATTCATAAAACTAATTGTTGCTGCGCCGTGAAACTTACCTTCTTCATCTACTGCCGCTACTAAAATCCACTGCCCTGAAGTTACATAGACTTTAATCTGATCCAACGTGTAATCGTCACCGCAGTATTGTTGTGCGGAATCAATAAATCCTTCAACCAGAGGCCAAACTTGCGATACATAATTAGGGTTAATATCCGTTATTTTTAATGTCATGCGGGTAGATATTTATTAGGGTTTATACGCCTAGCTTGTTTAACTTTGCCAGTACGTGCCTTTCTAACTCTATCCATCATTGTATACAGCTTTTTAGCACCAGCGTCACTAGAGCCATTACCTAAATGACTTACCACATCTGCTGGTACTACAAATTCAGAATCCGCTAAACGTGCGGGTTGTTTGCCTTCAATAGTGGCTGGGATTGAATCGCTCATGCCATCACCGGGACCTTTTAAAACTCTAGCGCCATCAGAATAACCGCCTAAATGTCCGCTACCGCCTCTAGCAAAACTACGTAAACCCATCAAACCGCCGCCAGCTGCATAAGTTGCTTGGTATGTTGGAAGAGGGGGTCTTACTTCATCTGCTTTGTACGTGTTAGGATCGTATGTAAATTTACTTAATGGACCGCCTTTATAGGTTATCTCGTCAGTAGATGGTTGACCAAATTGCTTTTTCTCTTTGTTCATTAAAGATGCTACGCCAAGCGCACCCGCACCATACCCAGCCATTTTGGGGGTTATGCCCATACTACCTAAGATACCACCTGATCCGGCTGCACCGCCGGCTCCTGAAGCACCTAAAAAACCAGCATTTGATGCCGCTACGGGGGTTACGCCAAAACTACTAGGGGCGGCTAAAGAACCAAAAGCACTACCAGCGCCTGTACCTGCGCCCGCACCGCCAAGCGTACCAGCTCCCGCAAATCCAGAAGCAGCCGCAGTATTACCAATTGCTCCGGGAACAACCGATGGGGCTAAAGTTGCCCCTGTACCAGCAACAGTCGGCGCAGTACTAGCTGCAAGAGTACTAGGCGCTGCAGTAGCGGCGCTACCACCAACACCAGCCGCACCGGCTCCTAAACCACCAAGACCACCGCCTAAAGCACCCATAATAGGGTCACGACCAATTAAAGCAGATCCAAGACCGCCAATACCGGCACCAGTTAAAGCAATCGTACCAAGTCCAGCACCAGCACCAAAAAGCGCAGGCGCAGCATAAGGCGCCGCAATAGAAGCACCAAGAATTACCGCTGTTTGTAAGGGGTCAAAACCGCCTTGCCCGCCGCCGCTCATACGCTATCCTTTACTAGGTTTTTGTCCGATTTTATCATGTAATAGTCACCGTTACCGTTCCCACACTAGCTGTGGCTGATACTCCAAATAGATAAGAAATATAAGGTACAACAATCTTTAAGTTTTCGCCAACCTGAAATACAGTGCCGTCTGGCAAATTGTATCCTGATGTTGGTAGATTTAATAGCCTGATTCCGTCTGCCTGTAAAGGCACATTGGAGTCTAACTGGGTAAAATATAGCCGTAAAACGCTGATTAACTGAGAAAGCTGTTGCTGGTCGTAAGCAACTGGAGGCAGAGGCAGGGCTGGCGCCCGAAATCGTTGCATTGCCATTATCTGCGCCCATCTGGTCTGCCGTCTAATCTAGGGCTACCTAACTGCCACTGGACGTTTAAGTCTGTAGAGGCAATCTCAATAGCCATCTGTCTAGCCCTAGCCCGCATGAAGATCTGTTCGGTAAAGACGTCTACGGAGGTTTCAA